TACCTTAGGCTTTGATGGTTTCTCTGGTTCTTGCTCTTCTTCTTGATCTTTTTCTTTTTGTGGTTCTGGCTGTTCTTCTGGTTCTGATTCCTGTGATTCTTCTTGAGGTTTTTCGTTAGTCTTCTCTTCAACAGGCTCAGGCTCTGTTTCTTCTACAGGCACTTCTTCTTTTGTCTCTTCCATAGGTGGCGGAGCTTCTTCTGTTTCAATTTCTATTGGTTCTGCTTCTGATTCCATGGGTGGTGGTGTTTCTTCCATTTCAGGTGGAGGAGGCATATCTTCCATGGGAGGTGGTATCTCTTCAACAGAGGCTATCATTTCAGGCGGGGGTAAATCCAACTCCATCTCCATTTCAATCTCTAAGGTAACTGTTTCTACATTAACCGGCATTTCTACTGCAACAAGTTCTGGCATTGGTGCATATTCCATAGGAGGTGGGGGTGCAAAATCCATTTCAAAATCCATTTCAAACTGTATTTCTAGCTCGACAGTCTCATAAGATACTTCTTCCATTTCTGGTTCTATGGGCACAAAATCTACAAAACCATCTTCAACAATAATGTCATTAAACTCAAATACTTCTTCCACAAACTCTAGTTCTACAGTGTCAAAAAGGTTAAGGTAGTAAATTTCTTCAAGGGTAGTTATGTGTTGAGTAATTACAGTATTGATGACGTTGTAAAATACATCAACACTCACATCATCAAAGACCGGACCTACTGCAAGATTTATATCTCTACCACCAATCTCAATAGTAAGTCTATTTAGAACACCAGCGAAATCGAAAGTCCCATTGTATGATTGATAGCCTGTTGCCACCCCAGACTCAGACAGGATGTCAGTGCCTGCAAAGACTTGGTTAGAACCATTAAGTCCTGTAATGTGCATGTATATTCTATCTTGAGCATCTTGTTTATCTACCTCAATTGAATACCTTACTTCTCCACCTTTTTGTATATTTAAATCAGAAATATCTACAGTTTGAATAAATGTGGTGCCCATGCCTGCAACTCCCATCGTGGAGGTACTATTACCACTACCTGTAATTTGTGCACATTTATCCGAACCTAAACCATAACACGCATTACCTGTAGGCATACTAGCAGGGCCTTGACCGCCCCAGTCAATGTCCATGTCACCCTCTTTCGATGAATTTACATATCCGTTAGAGCCATCTAAGATATTGTCAGAGTTTTGATTTGTAATGGTTTCTGTAGTTGTTGTGACAGTTGTAGTTGTAGTCGTAACAATCTCAGTGCCTAAGTCTTGTTCGGTAATATCTACTTGTGTTTCTTCTGTGACTGTTACACCGGGAGTGCAAAGCCCTGCTTCATCAACTAAACAAGAAGCTTTAGAATAGGAGGAGACCAGTAGTAATAAGGAACAAAGTCTTATAAAGCGTAATATGTCCTGCATCGCTTACTCCTTCTTTAATAGGTTTACTAGCTTGTACATATTCAGGTTTGTATTTACTACCCTCAGGAATTTGATCGGGATTGTCTGTCCAGTATGTCTCCGCCTCTAGGCCAATGGCTCCACGTGCAGGGCACGGGGTCCCCGCGTCTGTCATCGCGTCCCAGACTCTAGGGTCTTGACACAATACAGATACGGCAGCTACTTTCATACCGAAACCATATAAACTTCTAGATAACTTTAATTTTTGACACAACTCATCATCTATGACCACACCTGTCGCTAATCCTACAATATTATTTTGCACACTTGCTCCAACACCAACCTTACATATATCGCTATTAGAATTGATTATAGATGGTGCGTTTGCTGTTGGTGGCGTATTGTTAACTACCGTGCTGGACACGGTATTGGTCTCAGCTGACGAGCTACTCATTGACAAGTACATAAAGACTACTGTCATGAATGCACAGAATAGATAAAAATAAGCTTTATACATTTAACACCTCCACCTCTTTCTTGCTTGTCTTAATCTTGAATTTGGATCTTTTGCTGCTTTTGGAAATTTTTTCATTTGTCCTGCACTTCTAGCACAGAACGATTTTCTTCTTTTTGCTGCCTTAGAACCAGGTTTTACTTTACCTGTAACAGCAGTTTTTAACTTAGAGCCAGGATTGTCACGTCTATATTTAGCAACTCCAGCTTTTGTCATCCCCGCCCCACTTTTTGTGGAGCGGAAATATTTTTTAGTTTTTGGTGGTTGTTTATCCCTAGCCATCGAAAAATACTGTAACGCTTGTTACTGCTGTGCCTAAATCGACAAAGCAACCGTTTGAATCGAAATGAATACCCTGATCTGGAATGTAAGGATCTAAGAAATCATCTTGATTAGGTGTATCAATCACAAGCAAAATACTACCAGAGTCATCTGTGCTATTATGAAATTCCAAAGCACCGGCTGTAGCAGAGCTTACGCCATGCATACCTCTAACTCTTGTATTACCTGCAAAAACTACACCACTTGTAGACGCTGCAAATCCACTAGACACATCTGTAATTGTACCTGAGCGACTTATTTTAGTAACTTTGGTAAATGTTTGTGTAGTAGTTACAGTAGCACTACCCGCAGGACCTGTAATACCAGTTTGTGATACTTCCGTTACTCCGTCTGGTCCAATACCAGTAACATCGAATGTTACACCAGCATTAGTAGTGCCACTTGTTGAAGTAATATTTACCGCCGCAGCAACATGATTAGACTCTGCTCCACCAGTAAAAACACCTGACGCAGTTGTAAGGGTCAAATCCCCAGAACTTGAGCCAGATTGATTTGCACAAATGTCGACAGTAGATGAGCTTATGACTTTAAAATGTTTAGCCTTAATTCTTGTTACTGACATTGTTTACTCCTATTCGTAACTTACAGCTCTATCTTGAGCAGCCATGACATAATCTAAGGTTGTTACCTTAGTACCTGTAGCGTCACCTGACAAACTCATAACGGCTAATTTTAGATTTGCTGTTGGAATATTTGTCTGTGATGCCCCAACTTCTTGTCTGTTAATGTAAAATCTAACAGTATCAGTTGAAGTACCTTTTGTAGCTTTAAAACCTAAAGTCACAAAAGTATCATCGGCTAAAGTTGACTTTGTTGTGTCAGCAAATGTTACAGTAGTTGCAGTTCCACCTGATTCAGTTACTCCTGATACTACCGCACTGCCATCTGCTAGCAAAAATCCAATGATGTTTGCTGATGCTAAAGCGTTTTCAGGATTGGTTGCAAATGTTTCTGTCAATCCAACAAGAATATCCATTTGATCTGCATCTGATGTTTTGATTCTTGTTTCAAACCAAATACTATCACCTGCTGTTGTAGGTAGAGAAAAGATCTCATGTTTACCTTGAATTGAAGCACCATCATTTTCTGTTGTTGCTGTAGATGTTAAGGCAATCTCACCACCAGTTGCATCTGCTACAATAGCAGCACTTGCTCCTGAGTCTTTAACGATTGTCCATCTTAATGTTGTGTCAACTGCACCCTCATAGAAATCATCCATGTAAGTGAATTGATCAGGCCACATTGATTGTTTTAAATTCTCAAGACTTGCTCTC